CTCGTCCTCGGCGGACACCCCGTCGCGCGTCCACCCGCCCTTCGTGAGCCGCTCGTAGAACGTGGCGAACGAACTTTTTCCGGCCTGGTGGACGAGCAGCGCCGCCTTGACCTCCTCGGGCGATGCCTGGATGTTGGCGAACTCCTTGTTCAGCGCCACGCCCGCCTTGGCCGCCGCTGGGTTCTTCTCGCCGCCCAGCCACCACGTATGCACCTGGGCGGCCATCGTGAGCGCCTGCTCCACGGCGCCCGCGATGGTGCGGATGGTGGCGTGCTCGCCGCCGTGGCGCATGCCCACCGCGGTGGCCGTCTCCTGGGTGCGCGGCTGGTCCTCGAGCAGCCGGGCGCCGAGCGTGGCCATGAGCTTGCGCTTGCGCTCGTCCGCGCGCTCCAGTGCGCCCAGCGTCTCGCCGTTCACCTGGAGCAGCTTCGCGTCGCCGCCCATGGGCAGCTCTATCGACACGCCGGCGCCGTAGCTGCGGGGGCCTTCCTGCGGCGCCGCCCCGGACACCACGAGCACCGGGACGCCCACGTGGTGCAAGCCGTCCTCGAGGTCGGCCATGTTCCGGTAGTGCGACAGGTTCACGTTCACGAGGTCGATGAGCGGCGGCTTGGCCGGCGTGGGGCTGATGCTGTCCGGGCCGACGAACACGAACGGGATGAAGTCCAGCGGCGCCCCGCGACGGAGTGGTACCACCACCGGCCCGTACATCGCCCACTCCTTGGAGCCCTTCTGCTTTGGCCGCCACCGCGTCTGCACGTACTTGCGCGTAGCCCCATCGCCCTCCAGCGACAGCACGAGCACCTGCTGCACCGGCTCCGGCTGGTACGGGTCCTCGGGGTTCTCGGCGAAAGCAGACTCGCGCAGCCGCACCTCGGTGAGCACCTCCGGGTCGCCGCCCACCTCGTCGGTGCGCCACCCGATGATGTCCTCGGCCGTGAACATGAGCCAGAACGGCCGCTGGCTGGTGCCCTTGGCGTTCGACATGTCCACCAGCACGCCGGCCCGGCCCGTGGTGAGCACCTGGTGGACGGTGCGCATGGCGAACATCTCGACGGACACGCCGGTCATGGTGATGTCTTTGGCCTGCGCCTCGATCGCCGGCGGCAGCGTGGTGGTGGGCGGCTTCTGGCAGATCACGCCGCCGAGCCCGGTCACGGTGCGGCCCGTCGCGTTGTAGTAGAACGCCCGCTTCAGATAGGCGTCGTACTTCGGGCTGGTGACCCCACCGCCCGCGGTCATCACCACGCCCGGGTCGTTCGTGAACGGGTTGGGCAGGTACTTGGTGCCCCTGGCCTTGATCTCGTCCTCGCCGGCCGCGGCATCGCGACATCGCTCCCACTTCGGGAGCATCGCGTCGTACTCGGGGTGCGGCGTGTTCACGGGCATCGCTTCATCTCCCCATCACCAGCTCGCGGACGCGCGCGGGCCCAGGCCCGCCCGTCAGCTTGTTGAAAGCGCCCGACGTGGCGTCGATCTGGTCCATGACCCCATGCACGCCGTCGTAGTTCTGGGCCTCGGACAGGAACGGTTCGTTCCAGGGCCCGAGCACCAGCTCCACGTTCTTGGCCTCGGCCTGGGCGCGGAACGGGCCGCTGCGCGTGAGCTTGTCTCCGGTGACGCGCTCGGCGTGGACGACGTGGCCGGCCAGGTTGCGCACCGTGTTCTCCGCGCTCTCCTTGCCGCCGCTGCCCGGCTCCTGCTCCACCCACACCGTGACGTTGCGGCCCGCCGCGCGGTCGACGTCGGCCGTGGTCTTGATGACGGCCTCGCGGTCGAGCGCACCCCACTGGCCGCGCACCACGTCGGCGATCACGAACCGGCCCGAGGAGCGGCGGCCCATGAGCACGCCGGCCGAGTACTTCCCGCCGCCGGCGGTGCCGGCCTTGTCCCAGTAGCGCACCCAGGACACCACGTCGGTGGGCATCGCGGGCAGCACCGAGAACCACGCGCGGTTGAGCAGCTTCCCGGCCGTGGGCTTGATGAGCCAGTTGCCCTTGAGCAGCCGTTCCCGCTCCACCAGGGGCAGCGCCTCCAGGCGCCCGCGGTAGCCGGGGTCGGCGGTGGTCAGCGCCGGGTTGTCGTCGAGGGTGCTGGGGATGAACGTCACGGACAGCGGGTCGTGCTTCGGGAACCGGAGCTGGAGCTCGGCGGCGGTGTTCGCCCAGTGGATCTCCTCGTCGTGGCGCACGAACCAGCGGATGACGCCGCTGCGCTCGGGGATGGCGTAGCCCGTGGCCGGGTCCCACCACCAGGCGATGAACTGGTTGAGCCAGCCGCCCACCTCGTCGTCGGGCGGCACCGGGTTCGCCGAGGCCCGCAGGTACGGGCGCACGCCGGAGCGCGGCGAGCGCATGCGGCTGACGATGTACCAGAACTGCCCGGCCTCGAACTCCTCGAGCTGGTCGAAGTCGAACAGCGGCACCTGGGAGCCCGTCCACTTCCGGGCGTCCTTCTCGTGCTGGAGGTGGCGGAAGCTGACGGTCATGCCGCTGGGGAACCGGAACAGCCGGTCGTGCTCGTTGGGCATGCCGTCCAGCAGCGGGTACAGCTCCATGGCCTCGTCCCACAGGCCGCCCTCGTTGGTGATCTGCGGGTACGTGCGACGGAAGAACACGGCGCCGAAGTGCGGGTTGGCTACGTGGCGCAGCGGCTCGATGAGCAGTGACCACGTCTTGCCGCCGCCGGCGGCGCCGCCCGTGATGACGATATCGGCGGGAGACGACAGCACCTTCATCTGCGGCCCGGGCTGGGGCCGGATCACCACGCGGTTGAACGCGGCGGCGGTGCTCATCGGCCCTCGGCCTTCGCTATGGCCGCCTTGGCCTTGGCGATCTCATCGGCGTGTACGTCCGTGTCACCGTGCCGGCCACAGGACGGGCCGGAGGCGCTCTCGCAGTTGGCCGAGTCGTTCCCGCAGTGCTGGAGGTCGGCGAAGTAGCGGAGGGCCTCCAGCAGATCCGGCGCCGCGGCGATGAGGCGTGCGTTCTCCGATGCCTCTCGGTTGCGGCGATCGTAGTCGCCGCTGTGGCCGAGCCCTTGAGCCACGGGATATCCGGCCGCGCACAGGACGCGCAGCGGGTACTGCTCTCCGACCTCGAGGGCCCACGGGCCCGGCGTGTGGCTCATCGGCCGTTGTCCGGGATCTGGAACACGTGCACCTCGGACTTGATGGGCCCGCCGTTCGGGCCCGTGTGCTCGTACCGCTCGCGGAACTTCTCGGGCCGCCGGGCCTTCAGCGCCAGCTCCAGCATCCGGTCGGAGTACACCCGCTTGGAGCCGATGACGCCGTTGCCCGTCTGCTCGCCGGGCAGCTTGCCGTAGACGGGTTCGTCCCACCCGGCCACGCCGCGGCGCATCATCTCGGCCTCGCAGCGGTCGGCCGCCTCCTCCATGGCCGCCGCGTACTGCTCGGCATAGCCCGGGTACTTGTCGGGGGCCTGGAGCCACTCGTAGTGGCGCTGCCGCTCGATGCCGGCGAGCTTCGCCGCAGCGGTCACCACGCCGATGGACGCGAAGTGCTGGAGGAACGCCTGCTGCTGGGCCAACGTGCTCGGCCGCGGAGCATGGCGGGCCGACGGGTCCGCGTGCGCGCGTTGGCGTGACGCGGGTTTGTCCGTCCGTCCGCTCGGTCCGCTCGGTCCCTTCGGTGTTTCCTTGCGGCGAGCCATCTAGGCGGTGCCCTTTGCGGAGAGCTGGAGCGGCCGGGTTGGAGTCTCGCCACCCAGACCCGCCTGGAGGGCGGGTGCCTGATCTTTCGGCCGCTTTGGATAGGGTTTGGCGAGGGGCTGGATCCGCCCTCGCATTTCGTAATCTAGCGGTAGCAAGTAGCGAAACTTGCCCGGCTTCCGCACTTCTTTGCAATTCTCCGGCCGCAACGTGCGGCGCAGCCGCCCGAACACTCGCTTGTACCCCTTGGGCGACACCATGCGCGCGTGGATGCGCTGGCCGCGGGGCCCGATATACTCGATACTCGGCGCCGATTGGCCTGCGTATGTCCAGCCCATGGCTTGATAGATGCCCCCGTGGTGGCCCTCGTCGGGGTCGGCAAACGACACCAGCAGCCGCAGCCCGGGGCACAGCCGGCGCAGCATGGAGATGGCAATGCGGACGATGCGCGAAACCGGAGCGTGGTGGGCGGTGAGCGCCACCCGCACCAGCTCGGCGCCCTCGGTGTTCTTCAGCCCGTAGGGGTTCAGGAGCATGCCCGTGGCTCCTCGGGCGAACAACACGACGCCCACGAATTGGCCGCCCTCCCAGACGCCAACCGACACCCGGGGCGGGGGCGGCAAGCTGCGCGAATA